CTCAACATAAAAAAAATAATAATTCTAAATTAAATAAAAAACAGTTAAATGATTTAAAACAAAAAAGAGATTCTAATATTGTTTGGATGAATGATAGATGGATTTATAAAGAAACACAACCTTATGTAGCTATGGCTAATAATCTTGCAGGTTGGAATTTTGATTGGGATTGGTCAGAGTCTTGTCAATTTACAAAATATAAATTAAATCAATTTTATGATTGGCATAGTGATAGTTGGGCTCACGCTTACAACAGCCCTAATGATTTAAATAGTGATGGTAAAATTAGAAAATTATCAGTAACATGTTCTTTATCAGATCCAAAAGATTATGAAGGAGGAGAATTAGAATTTCAATTTAGAAATGAAGATGATCCATCAATTACACAAACTTGTACTGAGATACTTCCCCGTGGCTCTATTGTTGTATTTCCTTCATTTGTGTGGCATAGAGTAAAACCCGTAACGAAAGGGGTGAGATATTCATTGGTCATGTGGAACATTGGATATCCATTTAAATAATGAGTTTTAAAAAAAATAAATATACAATTATTAGAAAAGCAATATCAAAAGATTTAGCTGCGTTTGTCTCTGATTATTTTTTAACAAAAAAACAAGTTTATGATACCTGTATAAAAGGAAGATATATATCTCCTTATGAAACTACATTAGGATATTATGAAGATAAAAACGCTCAAATTCCTGATACATATTCTTGTTATTCAGATATAGCTATGGAAACATTATTAGCACAATGTAAATCTTTAATGGAAAAAACTACAGGATTAAAAATTTATCCTGCATACAGTTACGCAAGAATTTATAAAAAAGATGATGAATTAAAAAGACACAAAGATAGATTTAGTTGTGAGATATCTACAACAATGAATCTTGGAGGAGATGACTGGCCTATCTATTTAGAACCATCTGGTAAAGAAGGGATGAAAGGTATTAAAGTGGATTTAAAACCAGGAGATATGTTAGTTTATTCTGGATGTGAATTAGAACATTGGAGAGAAAAATTTAAGGGTAAACAATGTGTACAAGTATTTTTGCATTACAATAATAGAAAAACAAAAGGTGCAAAAGAAAACATGTTTGACAAACGTCCACATCTAGGACTTCCCGCTTGGTTCAAAGGCTTTAAAATTTAAATAGTGTCTATCTTAACAAGGTTTGTTGAGACTTGTTTAGATGATATAACTTATCCAGAAAAACCTAAATTCTGGCATGTTCAAGGAAGATTAAAAAATAAATCTAATCAAATTTTTAAATTCGATGTTAGAGGTATGGCTAAAATACCGGATAATAAATTAGGTAAATCTGGTAATACAGGTTCTAATGCAGATAAGATGGTGTTTGAAACAACTAAGAATTGGGTAATATTTGATATTGAAGAAATAAATAAATACGTAAAAAAATATGATACTAAAATCTTATTGTTTCAAGACTTGTTAGATAAGCTAGATTGGAATATAATAATAGCAAAACAATAAAAATAAATATATAATCCACTATTTATGCTACAAAAACTTAACTTTAAACCTGGTTTTAATAAAATGGTCACAGACTCAGGTGGTGAATCACAATGGGTTGATGGAGACTTTGTAAGATTTAGATATGGTTTACCTGAAAAGATAGGTGGATGGTCACAACTCACTAACTCTAATAATACATTACCAGGTGCAGCAAGAACACAACATGCTTTTACATCTATCGCTGGTGAAAAATATGTAGCAATCGGTACATCACAAGGTTTGTTTTTATATTATGAAGGTGAGTTTTTTGATATTAGTCCTTTAGATCCCGATGGCGCTATTACAGGAGCTGATTTTGATGCAACATCTGGATCTCCAACGGTTACCGTAAATAAAACAGCACATGGTTTATTAGATGGAAGATATGTAACATTTTCATCTGTTACGGTTCCAACAGGTTCAGGTTATGCAACATCTGATTTTGAAGATAATACTTTTGAAGTAAGAAATAAAACTGCAAATACATTTGAAATAACTATGCCTTCTAATTCAGCTGGAACAACATCTGGCACAGGTTCAGCTCAAATTGATCCCTATGAAATAGTGGGTCCTACTTTCCAAACTGCAGGTTTAGGTTGGGGTACATCTACCTGGGGCTCAAGCACATGGGGAACTGCAAGTGCAACCAGTAACGTGGTTTTGGATCCAGGGCTTTGGAGCCTAGATAATTTTGGTCAAATACTTGTTGCAACTATTCACAATGGCAAAACATTTACATGGAACTCAGGAGCAGCAACTCCTAGAGCAAACAGAGCAGTTGTTATGTCTGGTGCTCCTACTAAAACAAGATTGACTCAAGTATCTGATAGAGACAGACATGTATTTCATTTTGGAACAGAAACAACTATTGGAAGCTCTACTACTCAAGATCCAATGTTTATAAGATTCAGTGATCAAGAAAATTTTAATGTATATCAACCAACAGCAACTAATACTGCAGGAACGTTTAGATTGGATAAAGGTAACGAAATTATTGGAGCAGTATCTGGTAAAGATTACACATTAGTATTAACAGATACTTCAGCATATGTAATTCAATATGTTGGGCCACCTTTTACATTTAGTGTTAGACAAGTTGGTACTAACTGTGGATTGATTGGACAAAATGCACTTAGTTATTCTAATGGTATTGTGTTTTGGATGTCAGGTGAAGGTGGATTTTTTATGTTTGACGGTACTGTAAAAACTATTCCTTGTGAAGTTGAAGACTTTGTATTTACAACTACAGGAGATAATTTAGGAGTTAATTATAGTTCAAATCAATTAGTTTATGCAGAGCATAATACATTGTATAATGAAATTAATTGGTTTTATCCAGCAGCGGGTTCAGAACAAATTAATAGATGTGTGGTATATAATTATGGAGAAAATTGTTGGACTACCTCATCATTAGCTAGAACTAGTTATGTTGATCAAGGACTTTTTGATTTGCCTTATGCAACAGACTATATTAAAAATGCCTTACCTAATTTTCCAATACAAGGTATTACAAATACTTATGGCGCATCAACTTACTATGCTCATGAAACTGGAACCGATCAAGTAAATTCATCAGGTACAACATCAATTGATGCCTTTATACAATCCGGTGATTTTGATATTACTAACTCTAATAATATTGCTAACTTACAAGGAGACGGTGAATACATAATGTCAGTTAAAAGATTTATACCAGACTTTCAAGTGCTTACCGGTAATTCAAAAATTACCTTGTTAATAAATAATTATCCAAGTAATACAGCTGCAAGTTCACCTCTTGGACCCTTTACAGTAACTTCATCTACTGATAAAATAGATACACGTGCTAGAGGAAGATTAGTAGCTCTTAAAATAGAAAATGATGCTGTAGGTGAGACCTGGCGTTATGGAACATTGAGATTAGATGCAAAACCAGATGGAAGAAGATAATGGCTAAAATAACTGCATATATACCTGAACCAAAACAAGAATATGAAGTAGACAATCAAAGACAGATTTTAGAATCTGTTGCAACACTAAAAGACCAACTTAATTTTTCATTTCAAAATGACTTGAAAGAAGAGCAAGATACATACAACTGGTTTATATCATAATGACTATACAATATAAAAATCAAGGTTTTAATTTAACCACTACTAATTTAACTACAGTATTAACTATTAACACTAGTTCTGTGGCAATTGTAAAAAGCATTAATCTTACAAATGAACATAGTAGTAATAATTTAACTGAGATGTATTTACATGATTCTTCTGCATCTACGGATTATGAATTTTTCCACAAAGATTTAACTGCAGACGTAACAGAACAGGCTGCAGGTCAAGTTTTAAATTTAGAAGCAGGAGATAGTATAAAGGCCCAAACAGAGGTTGCAAATACTGTAAAAGGTGTTATAAGTTATGCTTTAATAGACAGATCACAAGAAAATGGATAATAATATTTTAAAAATTGATTGCACTACAACAGTAGTGTTGAGAAATACTAGAACAAATAAAATATATAAAGATGAAGCAGAGAAAGAAGCTGACATAGCTGATCCTAATACTGAAACAGTTGCAGAGCACATTGCTCAAGATT